CTTGTGTCCCGTCCAATGTGTTAGTTCATGCAATAACGTTGCGGCGTAATCGGTCACGGTGTCGAATTGCGTAGCGCGTGGCATATTTACAAAGTCGCGAGCCGGTGAATAAAAAGCGCTGTTAGGATCATTAAAGCGCACGTCGCAACCGGCGCGGCTTGCCAGTTGATCGGCCAGCGTGTCCGGCTGGTCTAGTTTGGTGTGGTCTACTTCGTCGACGATTGTTGGGGCAGTGTAGCCGTCTACTTGATCCGCATTAAACACTGAAAAGCTACGCATTAGCGGTATGATTTCTTCTTCACCGGTTGCCTTGTCTTTGAATTTTAGCGGCTTGTATAAAATAACCATTGTTCCGCGTTCGCCTTTGCGTACTTGGGCGCTCATTTTCTTCCATTGGTTATACGTTCCCCAATGGTGTGATCCGTAATCCCCAGCGGCGCGGCGCATACCCAGTATGAGAAGGTTTATGCCGTTGTATTGTTTGCCGGTACTCATTGACGTGGGCAGTTGTCCGGCTGGCGTTGTCCAGCTTTTGACCCAGTCGGTACCGCTGGTTTTCATGGCCTCAATAACTTGATCGGCTATCAGCCGGTGTATTTCTGCGGATGTTCGTGCGTTTTTTTGTGTTACAATCTTTTTAGCCATTTCTGATATTCCTTGTATCTGTTTTGGTTAGTACCGCCGAACCGTTAGCGCGGGTCGCCGGTACGCCCACTATATAACAACCTGTTATACCAAGCGCAACAATAAAATGACCTGAATGTCATTTTTTTAAAATTTTACTTGCCAACCAACTGAAAAAAGAAGAGAATTATGTAAAATAGGGATGACCTATGGCGCAACGTCGAGGCGGTGGTAAAAACCGCAAAATTACAGCAGAAATCAAAATCGAAATTGTCGAGGGAATGGCCTCAGGTCGCACCCTTTTAGAAATGTGCGAAAAATTCAAATTAAACCGGTCCGGTGTTTGGAGAGCGAGGCAAGCCGATGCGGAATTTGATGAACAATTTGAGCGCGCGGCTTGCAATGGTATCGGTACGTTTTTAGAAACTGCCAAACGCGACTTGCAAACAGCGTCTAGCCGTGACGATATCTTAAAATATAAAGAGCTATTGCGTCATGCGGAGTGGATGGCAGAGAAGCGGCTTGCAATATTCCAGCCAACACAGAAAGCCGAGGTCACACACAGCGGCCCGATGGTAATTGGCTGGCAAACGATAGACGGGCAATCGACGATTTTAAATGACGAACAAGTCACCGGTCGCGCGCGATTAATTAGTTAAAACAATATATTTTTTTGTGATTAAAGATGGTGCAAGCGGCATCAAACGTCATTTATATTAAATAAACGGCTAAAAACCGCCATTGATATACAGGTATTAGACCTGAAAATACATCATTGGGTAGGGGGTCTTTAGGCAGGGGTACCCCCCCCGCCACCGCGCGCCAGACATATGGTCCCATTGTCGGGTCGACTAAAAGTGAAATTTTGAAACATCAATGAGATGCTTGATACCTAACGTCTTGACGGCAGCGCAATGCGCAACTCTGGCCGCGACAACAGGGTATCTTGCTTGGCAAGACGACAGGCTGCTTCCTGTCCTCTCGCGCCTGTCGTCTTGCCTACCTAACGCTGGCTACGATCCACCTTCGTATGTGCGTGTAGAGCAACGTGTAGAAGGGCATGGGTGGCACTGCGACAAGGGCAATAACGGCCATATGGATTGGTGCGGATACACAGCATCGATCCTCCTTTCGCCGCCAGAGGACTTTAGCGGCGGTGTGTTTAAATTTGAGGATGGACAGGAGCATAATCATTACCGTGACCTGCTGTATTACAGCAGCGACGAGCGCCATATGGTGCAGCCGCATCGCGGTAATAGGAAAGTGCTTTTGATGTTTATGAATGAGCCAACCAAGAACGCTGAATAATGTAACAATACCGTATACTCCTCGTACACTTCAGGCGGTGTTTCACGAAAAATCCAAGCGCTTTAACGTTGCAGTGATGCACCGTCGCTTTGGAAAAACGGTAATGGCATTGAACCATTTGCTGCGCGATATACTGCTTTGCCAGCAGCCTCGTGCGCAGGGGGCTTATATAGCGCCGACGTACACGGCTGCTAAAAGAATTGCGTGGCAATACTTACGAGAATACGCAGGGGTTATACCCGGAGTTAGATTTAATGAGGCAGAGCTTCGCTGTGATCTTCCTGATGACCGTCGTATATATTTACTTGGCGGCGATTCAGCGGATGCTCTTCGGGGGTTATTCTTAGATAGCGTAATTTTAGACGAATACGCTGATATGAACAGCCGTTTGTATCCAGAGGTAATACGCCCTGCTTTGGCTGACCGCCTTGGTAAATGTACGTGGATTGGGACGCCGCGCGGAAGCAACCAGTTTAAGGAGATTTATGATTACGCCCTTCAGCAAGAAGAAGATGGTCATCCTGATTGGTTTTCCATGCTTTTTAAGGCGTCGGAAACGGGCATTGTTAAGCAAGAAGAATTAGATGCTGCGCGCGAAATTATGGATGAATCGCAGTATCAACAGGAATTTGAATGTAGTTGGACAGCAGCATTAGTCGGCAGTTATTACGGACAGGCACTTGATCTAGCGGAAACTGACAATCGTGTTACGAATGTCCCGTATGATCCTAATCTGAAAGTTTCGGTCAGCTTTGATCTCGGCGTTGCGGATTCAACAGCTATTTGGTTTTGTCAGGAATATCCCAGAACGGGCGAGATAAGGCTGATCGATTACTATGAAGCAAGTGGCGAGGGGCTTCATCATTATGTGCGTGAATTGAATAGTCGGCCTTATCATTACGACAAATACTATTTCCCTCACGATGTCATGGTGCGCGAACTGGGCAGCGGCAGCAGCCGTTATGAAATGTTAATGGGGTTAGGTGTACGCCCTACTGTTGTCGCTAAGTTAAAAGTACAGGACGGCATCGAGGCGGTGCGTGGTTTGCTTCCTCGCTGTTGGTTTGATCGAAAACATTGCAGCGAGGGTTTGAAAATGTTGCGCGCTTACCATCGCGCTTGGGATGCGCGCAGAAATGATTGGCGTGATCGTCCTAACCACGACCACAGCAGCCACAGTGCGGATGCTTTTCGCTATCTTGCTGTCGGTCTACGCGACCATGATGACGACGACACTTATACGAATATGTCGCGTTCACAACGATTAAGCGATGGTAGGCCAGTGATAATGACGGATTATGCCGACAGTTTCGCTTGAGCAAACGACCTATGCCGATGCTGCTTTTGTAGCGCGTCGGATGCGTGAAGGTGATGCAAATGAAATATTGCCGCTGTTGTTTGGCGGTGTTGAAGATTTAGCGTTAGCGTCTGCATATGCGGGGTATGGCAGAACGGCTTTTTATGACAAACGCCCTGTTGCTGTTTTTGGCGCTGTAGAAACGCACCCGACTTCTTGGAGCATATTTATGTATGCCACGGACGAATGGCATCGGGTAGCTGTGACCACGACGAGGCATATTATTAAGGAAGCAATACCCGAAATGTTGCGGCGAGGTGCTAATCGCGCTGAGTGTCGGACACACAGTGATTACACTTGGTCACATCGATGGATAGAAATGATGGGAGCGCAACGCGAGGCCGTGATACCTGAGTACGGCAGCAACCGCGCCACCTATTACCAATACGTTTGGCTACGCTCTTTTTATGATGAGGTTTGATATGTGTTTTTCATCCCCTGCTCCACCGCCACCTTTACCTGATCCGCCTCCGGTTCCCCCACCCCCTACACGCGATGACCCTGAAGTAGTTGCATCTCAGCGTTCAGCGCGCAGACAGCGTATTAATGCGCGGGGTCGTTCTTCTACTTTATTGACGGGCGGTCAGGGCGTTACAGATGAAGCAAACACCGGATACAAATCGTTGTTGGGTTCGTAATGTGTACACCTGAAATATATAAAACGATGGGCGGGATGCAGACTGGCGGCAAAAAGCCACCTCAAAGCTCTATGGGCGCACGGTTAGATCAGGCTCAACGCTCTGCGATGTCAACGGCAGGCGGCGGTACCTATCAAGGCCGCACCATTATGCAAGGCGTTCCTAGAAATACCGACGCACAGGCAATTCAACGCACTACGATGTTAGGAGTGTAATGAACTTTACAAATACGGATGCAGTTTTTAAACGCTATGAGCGTATGAAAGCTGCGCGCGGGACTTGGGAATCGCATTGGGAGGAAATAGCAGAGCGCGTGCTTCCTCGTTCCAGCGAATTTACAGGTGGTCGCACAGCAGGCGATAAGCGCACAGAAAAGTTATACGACGCGACGAGTGCGCTTGCTCTTGAACGCTTTGCCGCTGCTGTGGAAAGTTTGCTTACCCCCCGTGGTGCTAAATGGCATACGCTCCGCGCTTCCGATCCGGGTTTAAATGAGGTGCCTGAAGTCGCGCAATGGTTTGATGACGTTGAGCGTATTCTATTTCATTATCGATACGCACCACGTTCTAACTTTGCATCACAGATGCACGAAGGTTATTTGTCTCTTGGCGCTTTTGGTACAGGCGGTTTGTTCGTCGACGAGAAGTTTGACGAAGGGTTCCGCTATCGTGCTGTGCATTTGAGTGATCTGTTTATTGCTGAAAATGAACACGGTATAATTGATACAGTGTATCGCAAAATGGACTGCACTGCCCGTCAATGCGCATTAATGTTTGGCGAAGATAATATCAGCAAAGAAATGCGTGATAAAGCAAATGACAATCCTGAAGAAAGGGTTGAGCTTTTGCATGTTGTTGCGCCACGAACTGAACGCAATATGACGATGCGTGATCGACGTAATATGCAGTTTGGCAGCGGTTATTATGAAACAAAGACACGTAAACTGATCGAAGAAGGTGGTTTTGAAGATTTCCCGTACATCATAAGTAGATACGTTACCGGCCCCCGCGAAATTTACGGGCGCTCGCCAGCAATGATGGTGTTACCTGATATAAAAATGTTGCAAGCAATGTCGCGGGTTGTAATCCGGGCAGGTGAAAAAGTTGTTGATCCACCATTGTTGATAGCAGATGACGGCGTAATTTTGCCTGTAAATACGAAGGCAGGCGGGGCAACGTTTGCGCGTCTTGATGGTCGGTCACAAGCTCCGATACAGCCACTCAACACAGGTGGTCGCCCTGATATTGGCGAAGACATGATGGAACGTCGAAGACGCACTATTAACGATGCGTTTCTAGTTACGCTGTTTCAAATACTTGTCGATAGCCCACAGATGACCGCAACGGAGGTGCTGCAACGCGCACAAGAAAAAGGTGCATTGCTTGCTCCTACTATTGGGCGTCAACAATCGGAAACCCTTGGTCCTTTGATTGAGCGAGAAATTGGCGTGTTGTCCCGTCAAGGACTACTGCCACAAACACCTGAAATATTAGAAGAACAAGAATACCAAGTTGAATATGTCAGTCCTTTATCACGCGCCATGAAATCAGAAGAAGGTGTTGGTATTTTACGCACGTTAGAAATGGTGCAACCGATTGCCGCTGTCGATCCTTCGGTCATGGACAATTTTGACTTTGATGAAATAACGCGCGTGCTTGCTGATGTGAATGGCGTGCCGCAGCGTATTTTAAAACCAGCGGAAGAAATACAGCAAGCTCGTGAAGGCCGTGCGCAACAGCAGGCGATGCAAACAGCGTTGGACGCTGCGCCTCAAGCAGCAGATGCAGCGTTGAAGATCAGTCAAATTAGTCAGGCTGCGCAGCAGTGAAAGCACAAACAGATTTAGTAAATGCGTATCGTAATGTTTTTAGGCACAACGCCGATGGACAGTTAATTTTACGCGACATGATGAAAACAAGCGGCCTGTTTCAAATAACGGGTGTTCGCAGTCCAGAAGAGGTTCAGCATCTAGAAGGGTCGCGCGACATGGTACGTCGTATCGTTTCGTTTCTCGGATTAGATGACGAGCAAGTAATGAAAATTGGAATAGGAGTTATTGAGGATGAGTGAAGAAGAAGGGTCCGTTTTGACGGGCAACCCTGTAAGCGAGGACACAGGGGTAGCGGCTGAACCTGTCACGGAAACAGCAGCAGATACAGAATTAACCACTGCTGAGTGGGTATCGGAGGAATATAACGATGTTGTTTCTGCTAAAGGGTGGAAGTCAGCAGATGATGTTTTAAAAAGTTACGTCAATTTAGAAAAGCAAATTGGCACAGATAAAATCACGCTACCACAAAGCGGCGACGATTTGTCGGAATGGGATGGTTGGGAAAAACTCGGTACACCTGAAAATTCAGACGGTTATGAATTAAATGTTCCACAGGGGTTTGAGTCCTATCAAACAGAAATGTCTGATTGGTTTCGAGAGGAAGCGCATGCTGCAAAATTGCCAGCAGCAATGGCGCAAAAGTTGCACGACAGTTATGTGCAGAAAATGATGGATGCTGAGTCGGCAAATGTTTTAACACAGCAGCGTCAAACAGAAGATTGGAACAGTGAGCTAAAAAAAGAATATGGCGGTGCGTATGATGAAAGAGTCGGTTTAGCACGTCGTGCTTTACGTTCTTTTGGTTCTGACGAATTATCTAATTTGATGAACACTTCAGGATTGGGCAACCATCCAGAGATGATACGCGCGTTTTCGCGGATTGGGGCTGAACTTTCTTCAGGCCAACAATTTAAAGATTCAGAACAATCGGGCCAGTTTGGAACGACACCAGACATGGCAAAAGAGCAAATTGCACAAATTAGAGGAAACCCCGCTTTGTATGACACGTCACATGCAGAGCATAAAATTTTAAACGATAAATTAACGCAACTAACCGAAGTGGCTTATGGGAATGATGTCTTGTTTGCTACCGGTGGTGGGCGCTAATACTCCGCTAATACTCCGCTAATATTCCGGGATTATTCCGGGATTATTCCGGTAGTACTCCGATAACCCTTTAGAGGGCCGGAAATGACATTGGGAAAGACCAACGGGGACCGCACGTTAGCGGAAGGACCGGGCCTGCACAGCAGATAACTCGCCGAAGACACAACCTTAACTTTAACCAACTGGAGTAATGTACCATGAGTGTACAAATTACGACGGCAATGGTCGAACAGTACAAAGGTAATGTCGAACATCTCGTGCAGCAAAAAGGTTCGCGTTTGCGTTCTACAGTTTCGACTGAAACTGTCACCGGCAAAAACGCCTTTTTTGAACAAATCGGGAGTACTTCGGCACAACTTCGTACCAGTCGCCACGCCGACACACCAAGAATGGACACACCCCACGCTCGTCGTCGGGTAAGTCTTGAAGACTATGACTGGGCTGATCTCATCGATGATGAGGATCGGGTGAGATTATTGATCGACCCCCAAGGTCCGTATGCAACCGCTGCTGCAAACGCTCTAGGAAGAGCTATTGACTCAGCTATCATAAGCGCTGCCGATGGCACGGCCTTCACTGGTGTAGCCGGTGGAACATCTACCTCATACACGGCTGGTAATACAGTTGACGTACAGGTGGGTGTTTCCCCTGCTGCTGACACGGGCTTAAACGTCGGAAAATTGAGAGCTGCTAAACAGGTTCTTGATGCTAACGAAGCTGATGATGAAGATCGTTACTGCATCATCAACGCCAAACAGCTTCAAAACCTGTTAGCGGAAACTGAAGTACAAAGTTCAGATTTCAATACGGTCAAGGCGCTCGTTTCTGGTGACGTGGATTCCTTTTTAGGATTCTCGTTCATTCGTACAGAGCTACTTGGCGTTGATAGCAACTCTGACCATAAAGTTTTGTTCTGGCAAAAGGCCGGGATGAAGCTCGCCATTGGGGCGGAACCAACCATTAAAATTTCTGAACGGCCTGACAAAAATCACGCCACTCAGGTATTTGCTTCTAT